GGACGCATCGTTAAATGAGGAGTCGGGATTATTTGTATACCCCCATGAGATAGAGGATAGTGTTTGTGAGCGTATAATTAGGTTAGCAGGTAATGAATGGGAGTCTTCAGAGGTAGAGAACGACTTAGGATCAGATGTTTTGGACACCAGTTTACGAAGGAGCGAGGTATTCTGGACAAAGGAGGAATGGTTAGTAGCACTAATCTGGTCCTATATGGATGCATACAATGAAGTATCAGGATTAAGCTATGATATACGTTTAGTGGAGCCAATCCAGTTAACGAAGTATGCCAGGGGAGGATTTTACGATTTTCATGTAGACGGATATGGCAGCAAGAAGTGGGAGGTAGGAGGCAGTGTAAGGAAGATAAGTATGACGATCCAGTTGAGTGAGGATTATAAGGGAGGAAAGTTTCAGGTTGCAAGGTTAAGGAGTGGAGAGAAGGAGGTAGATACAATGGACAAGTCTATGGGAACAGTGATATTGTTTCCTTCAGTATTGGAACACAGGGTATTACAAGTTACGAGTGGAGTGAGGTATTCGCTTGTAGCATGGTTTTCAGGCCCTGCATTCAGGTAGTAGTATGACAAAGATTAGGCGAGAGAAAATACCAGAGCCAGATGACCACGAATTTTGGCAGGATGTATTTGAGAAGATAGAGCTCGGGGCAACAGAGAGGAGTATAGCACGGGAATACAATTTCAGTCGTTCCACGTTAAGGAAGAGTTTAAACACTCCAGAGTTGCATGAGAAGTATGTACAGGCACATGAGGGGAGGGCAATACTTCATGCACACAAGATTGAGGATATGCTGGACAAGGTAGAGTCAGGAGAGATGGATTTTAACATTGCCCGTGTTTCGATTGATGCCCGAAAGTGGTTGGCAACAAAGTATTATCCAAGGATGTTTGGAGAGAGGCAGCAGTTAGAGGTCAAGACATTAGATGTAACAAAGGTATATGTAGAGCAGTTAAAGTTATTAATGTCAAATCCAAACAAACGGATAAAGAGTGTATCTGCAATCGAGCTAGAGGATAAGAGTGTCGAAAAAGAGAGAAAAGGACAAAAGGTTAAAGAAGTGTGAAGTTTGCAATATAGAGTACCATCCAGTAGTTTACCAGTTTTACAGGCAGAAATATTGTTCCCGGGTGTGCAAGGAGAAGAAAAGGGCAGCCATAGAGAAGGAGAAGGGTATTTTCAAGGGAGGTTACAGCAGGGAGACATACATCCGTCTTTGGGTGGATGCAATGGGTATAAGGCATATGTCTGCACCATGTCATTATTGCGGAATGCCTTTGTATCCAGACAATTTTGTAGTTGAGCATCGGAAGCCCAGGAGTGAACTTAAAAGCAAGGATGAGATGAGGGACATTTCCAATCTTGTTGTATCGTGTCATTCCTGCAACAAGGAGAAGGGTTTAATGAGTTATCAGGAATTTAAGTGTTTGAAGAACTAATAAAGCAGTTTTTTGAGAAGTATGGTGATGATCCTGTTTCTTTTGTACAGGATGTACTTCATGTAACACCCGATCCGTGGCAAGCAGAGGTACTGGGTTGGATTGGTTCTGGGGAGCGCAGGTGTTCAATCCGGTCCGGTCATGGAGTGGGCAAGAGTGCGTGTGCATCCTGGGCAATGATATGGCACTTGCTGACAAAGTATCCCCAGAAGACTGTAGTCACAGCACCCACTGTAAACCAGTTGCATGATGCACTGGGGACAGAGTGCAAGAGGTGGATCAATGAGTTGCCCGAAGCATTGCAGGGTCAGTTGGAGGTTTTGAGTGAACAGATACGTTTAAAGGGAGCTCCTGCAGAAAGTTTTATCTCCTTCAGGGTTTCCAGGGTCGAAAGTCCAGAAAGTTTGGCTGGAATACATAGTGACCACGTTTTAATTGTTGTGGATGAAGCATCAGGTGTTCCAGAGCCAATTTACGAGGCAAGTGGAGGATCAATGTCCGGAATTAATGCCACAACCTTGCTTTTGGGCAATCCAGTTCGTTCATCAGGGTTCTTTCACTCAACGCACACCCGTCTTGCAAAGTACTGGAAGACAATGCAGGTGTCGTGCCTTGATTCAGACAGGGTGACAGAGGATTACATCAATGACATGAGGGTACGTTATGGTGTTGACACAAATCCCTGGAGAATAAGGGTTTTAGGTGAATTTCCATTTGAGGATGAAGACACAATAGTACCAAGGGACTTGGTTGAGGATGCAATTGGCAGGGATGTAAAGATTATCGAGGGTCCTGTAGTGATGGGAGTTGACATTGCAAGAAGGGGGTCAGACAGCAGTGCAATATGTGTCCGTCAGAACAATCATATACTGGCAGGGGGTATAATGACAAAGAAGGGTCTTGATCTTATGCAGGTGGTTGGATGGATACGGGAGGAGATAGAGAATGTGAAAAAGTCTGGCATGGAAGTAAGTGAGGTTTTAATAGATTCAATTGGTCTTGGGGCCGGAGTTGTTGACAGGCTTCTGGAGGAGAGTGTTGAAGTTAGGGGCGTAAATGTTGGTGAGTCACCATCAATAGAGGGCGAATATATGAACCTTCGTGCAGAATTATGGTGGAAGTGCAGGGAATGGTTTGCAAAAAGGGATGTTGTTATACCAAGGGATGAGAGATTGGTGGAGGAGTTGGCATCAGTGAGGAGATTGTGGCCCAGTAATGGTAAGTTGCAGGTTGAACCAAAGGATCAGACCCGTCAGAGGTTAGGAAGGAACGCATCACCGGATGCAGCGGATGCATTAATTCTGACTTTTGCTTCTTATGCATCAATGACAACAGGAAAGAGGGGTTGGAATAAGCCCCTTGAGAGAGAAATGCCTGGGATTGTATAAAAAGTGTTACTTTGTTACATTGTAACGGTAATTTTGCAAAATAGAAAAAAACACTTGACAGTTTTAAATATATCCTGTAAATTTTGCATACATATGATTAATTATATACTAATTCATACATTTTATGGCACAATCTGACTCGGAAATACGGCTCCAGACGGCAGAACTTGAGGAAGAACAGATAGAGTTGGCTGGTGACGAGGTAATGGATGAGGTTGAGCTTGAAAGTCTTGTATCATCACTCATTGAGGGCGCACAGGACTATATTGACCTTCAGGAAGCACCGGATCGTGTAAAAGCCAATGATTACTATCAGGGCAAGCCTTTTGGTAACGAAGAGGACGGAAGGAGCCAGGTAGTGTCAATGGATGTTAGGGACACCATATCCCTGATGCTTCCCCAGATAATGAGGACATTTTTTGGTTCAGAGAGAGTTGTGGAATATGTACCTCGGCAGCCGGAAGATGTTATAGCGGCCCAGCAAGCCACGGATTTTGTAAATCAGATTGTGTTGGGACAGGACAACCCTGCATTTTCAATTTGCTACAATGCAATTAAAGATTCACTGATAAAAAGAATTGGGGTTATTCGCATTGATTGGGAAAGTAGGGAAGAAGTGGAGTATGAGGAATTTACTGGTCTTGACGATCAGGGTCTGGAAGCAGTTCTCAGTGATGCTGAAGTAGAAGGGTCGCAGGTGGAAAGTTATCCTGATCCGAATTTTGTACCTCCACCTCCGCAGCCACAACAGCTCTCTCCTGACGGGCAGCCCATTGAGCAGCCGGAAATAGAGGCTCCGATGCTGCATGATGTGGTTGTCCGTCAAACCAGGGTGGATGGATCGATTGTATTGGATGCAATTCCTCCAGAAGAGTTTTTGATTGACCGCAGGGCCAGGAGTATAGAAGACTCTGCAATCGTTGCACACAGGCGGTATCTGAGTGTTTCGGAACTGGTTCAGATGGGTTATGATTATGGTGATATGCTGGATTTGGCAGGAGCAGAGGATGAATTTGGAACAAACACAGAATTTCTCTCAAGACACCCACTTGCAAACTATGCAGACTCAGAATCAGTCGGAGAATCAAACCGTAAGGTCCTCTATATTGAATCGTATGCAAAAATTGATTACGATGGTGACGGAATTTCTGAATTACGCAGGTTTTGCACTGGTGGCTCTCATCATAAGCTCTTACATCATTCTCCTGTTAACGACCTGCCTTTTATCGTTTTTAATGGATACCCGGAACCGCACACCTGGAAGGGACAGTCAGTAGCAGATTTATTGATGGATGTGCAGAAGATAAAGTCCAGCGTCCTGAGAAATATGTTAGACAGTCTTGCAAAAAGTATCCACCCGGATACAGAAGTGGTTGAGGGACAGGTAAATAAGGATGATGTTACATCAAACAAGGTAGGAAAGATCATCCGCACCCGTGCGCCGGGGATGATAAGGGAATTGCAGAAGGATTTTAGCGGCAGGGAGGCATTTCCGATGCTGGACTATCTGGACCAGATAAAAGAGGACCGCACCGGAATGAGCAAGGCCAGTATGGGCCTGAACCCGGATGCACTCCAATCCAGTACAAAAGCAGCAGTTTCTGCAACAGTGGCAGCTTCACAGGCCCAGATTGAACTATTGTGCAGGATATATGCAGAAAATGGCATGAAACCACTGTTTAAGAAGATACTTAAACTTCTTCATTCCCATCAGGATCAGGCCCGTATGGTTCGGCTCAGAAATGAATGGATACCAATTGATCCACGGGTCTGGGATGCAGGAATGGATGTTTCAGTGAACGTAGCACTTGGACTTGGAACAACAGAAGAGAGAATGGCAATGCTGTCAGGAGTTGCCAATAAGCAGGAAACAATTCTTGAGAAACAGGGACCAGAAAATCCACTGGTGAATTTCAAGCAGTATCATGCAACTTTAACCAAGATGACCGAGCTTTCTGGATTTAAAGACACACAGACTTTCTGGACTGATCCTGCAACTTACCAGGCTCCTCCTCCGCAGGAACCGCAGCCGACACCAGATGAGATATATGCACAGGCACAGGCAGACAAGGTTCGTGCAGACATGGAAAATGATAAAGCCCGTCTTGATCTTGACAGGGAGATAATGATACGCAAGGATGATCTTGAACGTGACAAGATGGAGACTGATCTTGAGATGAAGGTCAAGGAAATGGAGAACAAATACAAGGTAACAATAGACCAGACTGAGATACGGGGTAATATTGAGAAGGACAGGGAGAAAATAAGGATGGATGCACAGATGCAGCAGATGCAGATGCAACAGGCAATGCAGCCACCTGCACCTGAACAGGGTATGCCGGAAGGAGTGCCTCCGATGCCCCTTGGAGACATGAACCCGGAGCAGATGGGTCCGCCAGTTGAACCGATACCTTCATAAAGAGAGAATAAAATATGACTGCTAATGTTAAAACTAGATATACAAAAACAGGAGACAGAAAACAAAAAACTGCTACTGATAAATCACCTAGTGGCCCATCTATAGAAAGAGGGGGAAGAAAATATTACACTGGTACAAAAAATATCAGAACTTCAGGACTTACTGATAAGCAAGCACTTAAAGTTCCTTATTTTTGGAGACACCATTGGGGGGTTTTAAAAGGTTGGCAACGGAAAAATATAGTTAATGCAGTAGTAGATGGAAAATCTTCAAAAGCTATTGATAAATCAGCAGTGAGAAAAAACCCGGAAGGGTTACTTAGTACTAAATGAATGGGTAAAAGAAAGAAAAAAGGCTCTTTTGAGAGAGCAACGGTTGAAGAGAGAGTTTTAAAGGCCAATGCGGCACGTTCCGTTTTGGAAGACCCGGTTATCCAGGAAGCATTTGATAACCTGGAGGACTATTATAATGAAGCATGGGTTAATTCTGGTCTTGAAGACTCAGTGGCAAGGGAGAGGATATTTTTATCCCTTCGTGCATTGAGTGACTTGAAGAATGAATTATCTTCCATGATTAACTCAGGAGATGAAAATCTTATTGCCAGAAATGGTTAACCAGTTGGTTCTCAGAAATGAGGAAAACTAAGCTGAAAGGATAATATGGCTGAAGAACAGCAGGACAACAGCTCCTTTATGGAGTCTGACCTGGATGTGGCAGCAAAACAATGGGAAAAAGAACTGACCTCTGAAAGTGGTGAGGAATTGCCTACGGACGAAGACAACCAGTTGACCCAGCCAGAACCGGAAGAAGATGAACAAATACTTGAAGAAGGTTCGGAAGAGGAAGAAGCCGATGAGTCGTATGAGACTGAAGAGGAAGAGGAACCGGAAGAAGAACTGCATGAAGTAAAATCTGATGGACAGACACATCAGGTAACACTTCAGCAACTGAAGGATGCCTTCTCAAAAGGTCAGAATTACACTCGTAAGTCGCAAGCACTTGCAGATGAAAGCAGGGTGCTTGAAGATGCAAAAGCAGAAACCAGTAAGCGTACAGAACGAGCAATCCAAGCACTGGAATATGCACAGCAGCAGCAACCTCAATTGCCTGAACAAACTGATGAATACTGGGCAAATATCAAGGAATCAGACCCAATGGAGTATCTCGTACAAAGGGAAGCTCTAAGAGATGTTCAGACCAGGAATGCAGAAAGGGCGTATCAACTTGAACAGTTGCAAGCGCAACAGGATGCAGAAAGGGATGAAAATCTACAAAGGCACATTGAAAGTGAAAATACTAAACTCCATGATGTAATTCCGGAGTGGAGTGACAGAAAACTTGCAGAAGCCGAAAAGAAACTGATAATGAAGTTTGGATTAAGGTCCGGTTATTCCCAGAAGGAACTGGACAGGACCTTTGACAGCAGGGCCGTTTCCATAATGAGGAAGGGCGCACTTTGGGATCAGATGCAGGAAAAAAAGCATGGCATAAAGCCTGTCAGGAGACAATCAATGAAGCCGGGGTCTAAATCTGGTGATCCAGGAAGAATCAATGCAGGAAAGGCAGCGGAAAGACTGAAAAAATCTGGTCGTGTCGAGGATGCGGCTGGAGTATTCTATAACATGATTCGTTCTAAATAAGGAGGATAAATTGGCGAGTTTTTCACTC